CGGCGAACCCGCACCGAATTGATGGACACGATCGAGCGCAGCCGGATGATCTACGGGCCGCTCAAGTGGGCCTACAACGAGCAGGAGAAGACATGGCGCGATCCCAGTGGAGCCCGCCTCAAGTTCGCTTACTTGGAGCGCGACGCCGACGCAGAACTCTATCAGGGCCACAGCTACTCCAGGCTCTACATCGAGGAGGCTGGGAACTTTCCGAGCCCCGCCCCGATTTTCAAATTGTTCGCGACATTGCGGAGCGGCTCCGGCGTGCCGGTTGGTATCCGGTTAACGGGCAATCCGGGTGGACCTGGGCACCAATGGATAAAGGCGCGCTACATTGATCCGGCGCCGCTCGGCAACAAGGTGATCGTGGACGCGGTCACCGGGCTGGAGCGCATCTTTATTCCGAGCAAGGTCGGCAACAATCAATTCATCGATGTGGAGGCGTACAAGCAGCGGCTGCGATCGTCCGGCAGCAAGGAATTGGTGCAGGCCTGGCTGGACGGTGATTGGTCGGTCACGCTCGGCGCCTTCTTCGACTGCTGGAACACCAACCGGCACGTCATCGAGCCGTTCGAGATCCCGAAGGATTGGATGCGGTTTCGCTCCATGGATTGGGGCAGCGCCTCGCCGTTCTCGGTGGGGTGGTGGGCGGTGGCCTCGGACGAATGGCAGGTTCACGGCCGGGTGATCCCGCGCGGCGCCATGGTGCGCTACCGGGAATGGTACGGCATGCGGCCGAACGAGCCCAATGTCGGGTTGAAGTTGCACGCCGGCGAGGTCGGCAAAGGAATTTTGGCGCGGGAAAAAGGCGAGGAAATATCCTATGGCGTGCTCGACCCCTCGGCGTTCGCCCAGGACGGCGGGCCGTCGATCGCCGAGCGCATGGGCACCGACACCGGCGGCAAGATCTGGTTCCGCAAGGCCGACAACAACCGGGTGCGGGTGATGGGGCACCTCGGCGGCTGGGATCAGGTGCGCGCCAGGCTGGTCGGCAACGACGACGGCCACGCCATGCTGGTGGTGTTCTCGACCTGTGTGGATTTCATTAGGACCGTTCCATTTCTGCAACACGATCCAGATCGGCATGAGGATGTCTATTCCGAGAGCGAGGACCACGCCGCGGACGAGTGCCGCTATGCCTGCATGTCGCGGCCGTGGATTGCGGTGAAAGAACCGCAAAAGCCGGCTGACGTGTCCGGCTACGAGGTGTTCCGCAAGAGCACCGCGGCCGAGGATTGGAAGCAATTCTAGGAGGTGGCCATGCCAACACCCGACATGACCAACTGGCCGCCGGAATACATCCGCGAATATCTGCTCGACCAGCAGCGGGCATTCGAGGCCGACCAGCGGACCAACCGCGCGCTCAATGCGATCCCGCCGGACGACCGGGCGGCGCGCGAGCAGATGTCGCCGGCCGATCAGCTTCGCTATTACGACGCAATGAAGCGGCAGCAGCAAAAGCAGCCGCCGGGATTATTGACGATCGGCCGGCAACGCTATGAGGGCAGATAAATGTCAGTGATGGAAAAGTTCGCGGCGTTCGTCGGCTCGCTGTCGCCCCAGGAAACCGGCGAGGTGATGCCGCTGATGATCTCGTTCATGCAGAGCAACTTGGGGGCCGGCATGACCGGCCCGAATAGCGGCCCTGATCAAGCAATGCCGCCCCCGCCTCCCGGGGGTGACACTGGCCCGCCCGTCCCCCCTGGCATGTCACCTGGGCCAGAACCCTTGCCGCCGCCGGTGCCCGGGTTGCAGCCTGGCGGGCTGATGGGACGGCCGCCGATGCCGCCCACGCAAATCGGCAACAAGGCTTACTGACATGGCGGTATCCAATGTCGTCAATTTCACCGGCTACAGCACGACCGCCGGTGGCGGCGCGCGCGGCCACGGGCCGGCCGATCTCGATCAGCAGGACGAGAAGGACGGTTTTTGGCCGTTGGAAAAATGCGTCAAGGCCTACACCACCTACCTCGACAGCAAGCGGCTGGAAATCGAGGAGCAGCAGGTAGCGCGGCGCTATCGCCACGGCGCGCAGTGGACGAATGAGCAGGTCAAAACATTCAACGACCGCAAGCAGCCGGTCGTGACCTACAACAAGATCGGCCAGAAAATCGACGGCATCGTCGGCACGGTCGAGCGGCTCAAGCAAGACCCCAAGGCATTCCCGCGCACACCCGAGCATCAAGCCGGCGCCGACCTTGCGACCGCCGTTCTCAGATACTTGATGGACAACAACAACTGGAACGCGGTCACGCCGGTGGTGACCGAGAGCGCCGCAGTGGACGGCCTTGCTGGCATCGAACTCGATCTCAAGGCGGTGCCGCCGACACCACAGCAAGCCCGCGGTTCGCCACCGCAGGAGCAACCCGACTATGATGTGATGTTCAAACCCGTCGATAACGACGGGTTTTTTTATGACCCGCGCTCGTTCAAGCATGACTTTGAGGACGCACGCTATCTCGGCATGGGCAAGTTCGTTGACGAGGAGCAACTCGTTGAAATGCTGCCCGGCATGGAGGAGGAGATCAAGGCGGCGTGCGATGCCAACACCGAATTGATGAGCAACAGCGACCGCGACAACAGGTGGTTCGCGACCAATGGCGACTTCAAGCAAATTCGATTGGTTGATATTTGGTACAAGTCACAGGGCGGCTGGAAGTGGGCGTTGTTCACGGGCTCTAAGATCCTTATGCAGGGCGAGTCGCCGTTTATTGACGAGCATGAAAAGCCGATCGCCAAGTACATCATGTTCAGCGCGGCGGTGGATCATGACGGTGATCGCTACGGTTTCCCGCGCAATCTCATGTCGCCGCAGGACGAGGTCAACCAGCGCCGGTCGAAGGCGCTACATGAGTTGAATAACCGCCGCATCATCGCCACCAAGTCAGCGATTGCGGACAGCAACGTGGAGGCATTGCGCCGCGAGGCCGCACGCAGCGACGGCATCGTGCTGGTCAACACCTCGCTCGACGACATCCGGTTTGACGATCAGGCCAAGCAGGCCGCGGTGATGGGGCAACTGCAGTTCATGCAGGATGCCAAGCAGGAAATCGAAACCTTCGGCCCGAATTCGGCGATGATCGGCGGCGATGCCGCGAGCGGCGGATCGAGCGGCCGCGCCATTGCGCTGCTGCAGCAGGCCGGCCTGGCCGGGCTCGGCCCGTACATGTTCAACCTGCGCGGCTGGAAGGTGCGGGTGTATCGCGCGCTGTTCAATGCGGCGCAGAAATACTGGACCAATCAGCGGTGGATCAGGATCACCGACGCCGAGGGCCAGCCGCAATTCGTGCAGATCAACGAGGCGCTCAACGGCCCGGATGGCCAGCCATCGGGCATGATGCGAAATGCGATCGGTGAGTTGGATGTAGATATCATCCTCGACGAGGGGCCGGATACGATTACGCTGATGCAGGACACCTACGAGGCGATCTCGCAGGCGCTTCCGGCGGTGGCGCCGATGCTCACCCCCGGCCAGGCCACCGCGGTGATGCGAGTGCTGATCGAAACCAGCCCATTGCCCGCCGACGTGAAGAAGACCTTCCGCGATGCCGGCGAGCAGGAGGGGCAACAGCCCGATCCGAAGCAGCAGGAAGCGCAGGCCAAACTGCTCCTGCAGAAGCAGGAAACCGAGGCGCGCATGGTGCTGGAAGCAGAGAAGGCGAAAGCCGACAACGCGCACAAGCAGCAGGCGGCGATGATCGATCTGGAAATCGAGCGCAACCGATCGGCCAACGACATCCAGATCGAGCGCGAAAAGGCACACGCCCAGATGGAGGTGGAGCGGTTCAAGGCCGAGCAGCAGGCGCAGCTTGCCCTCGCGCAGGCACAAATCAAGGCGCAGCAGGATCAGCAACAGGCCGATCTATTCGAGAACGATGTCGGCCTGCGTACTATCAACGGCATGATTTTGGAACGCGACGGCGTTCGCCGGCAGCAGGAGCAGGCCAAGGAGCAATCCAAAGCCAGCAAGCTGGACGAGGCTTTGGCGCAACTGGTCGGCGCCATCGGGCAGTCGCACCAAGGCTTGATGCAGGCGATGAGCAAGCCGCGCAAAGCGGTCATTCACCGCGATCCGCGCACCGGCAAGGTGATCGGCGCGGTGGCTGTGTCGGAGGATTAGGATGGCGCAGCAAACCATCAACATCGGCGCTGCGCCCGACGACCATACCGGCGATCCGGCGCGCACGGCGTTTGACAAGTGCAACGTCAATTTCACCGAGTTATACGGCAGCGTGGGAGGTTCGTTCTTGCCGCTGGGCGGCGGCACGTTGACCGGGCCGCTGATGTTGCCGGTCGGCTCGGCCAACGTGCCCTCGCTTACTTTTAGCGGCACGACGACAGGGCTGTACGGCGTCGGAACAACGCAAGTCGGCATCGCGATCAGCACGGTGCAGCGTGTACTCGTAACGGCAACATCACTCACATTCACGGTACCGGGCAGGGGCGGGGCCGGTACCGCTGCTGCGCCAACTTACTCTTTCACATCTGACAGCAATTGCGGGCTGTACCGCAGCGCCTCCGGCGTTGTCAGTATGTCCACGGCTAGCACCGAAAGCATGCGCTGGACCGGCGCGGATAACTCGACCTACGCACTGGGGCCATTCATCGAGCGGCCACCGGCCAGCATCACGCCGGCGAATAACGGCGATATGGTGTTCCAGCTTACCAGCAACACGACGTTAACGGTCAAGGTCAAGGGCAGCGACGGTGTGGTGCGCTCCGCGGCTCTGACGCTGGCCTGATGTGGACGGCCGACACTACCGTCATTACCGCAGATAACACCGGAGCGACCGCAGACGGCTTTGTGCCTGGGGGGGAGGTTATACCCCCCAGCCCTGGGATTGTGACTGGCGGCTACACCGGCGGCGCCAGCCGCGGCCGGATGATCCGCCGCCGCCGCCGGGATGAGGTGGACCTGGAGCCGCCGCCGCTCGTTGCGCCGCCGCCTGACTTGAAACCGCCGCCGTTATCACCGCCGCGGCCACCGTTACTGCCGCCGCAGCCGAGCCTGATGGCCGGCGTGCCAATGATCACAGCGCAACTGCCTCCGACCCTCCCTCTGGATGAGGACGAGGAGGAAATCGCGCTCCTATTGGAATTGCTTTCGTAACCGGCGACGACACCGCCGGGCGCACGGGCCGCGCACGCATGGCCTGTTTCCGCATCGTCCAGGCGACATTGGGCGTCACGTAGCGCGGCCACGACACGGCCGAAGGAGAACCTATGAGCACAGAACCAGCAGGCGGCACGATCAGTGGCAACAGTACCGACACCAACACCATCACTGATCGGCAGTTATTTGATCACGCCATAAGCACCCCCGATCCGACGCCGGCAGCATCACCTCGCGAAGACGGGCGTGAACGCCCTGATGCCTCGCCGTCGTCATCGCAGCCGTCATCGACCGGGCAACCGGCATCGACGCGGCCCGATCTGCAGCAGGGCGCACAGACGCCCGGCCAACCGCGTGACCCGCAAGGGAAGTTCGCGCCCAAGCCGCAGGGGCAACAGGGGCAGCAGCACAATGTGCCGCTGGGAGAATTGCTAAAGGAACGTGACGCACGGCAGCGTCTGGAAGCGCACGCGCAGGAGTTAACGCGGGCGGTGATGGACCTGCAGCAGCGTCTAAGTCCCCAGCAACCGCAGCAGCCGCAAGGACCGGAAACCATCTTTGACGATCCAAGGACGTACCTGGATCAGAATGTCATGGCCCCTATGCGTGCGGAAATGCAGGCATACGGCATGAAGGTCAAGGATGACGTGAGCCGCACGCAAGCCAACATGCAATTCGGCGAGCAGGAAGTGAACGCCGCATTGGTTGACATCGGCCGCATCCGGCAAACCCCGCAAGGTAACTTTGTCTTCAATCAGATCATGCAGAGCGGGCATCCTTACGGCGAGTTGGTCAAATGGCATCGCACCGTTCGCGCACAACAGGCGATCGGCGCCGATCCGCAAGCATGGTTGCGTCAGCAGCAGCAGGCATGGGCCGAGAACGAAAAGGTCCAGGACTACGTCATGCAGATGCGCGCAAAGCGTCTGGGTGCTCAGAAGGGTAATCCGCCCAATGTGCAATTGCCGCCGTCGCTGTCGTCGGTGCGGTCGTCATCCGGCCGGATGGACAACGGCGGCGATCTGAGTAGCGCATCACTCTACGACTTCGCCACCAAGTAAACCGACCGTTCGTCCGACAGGAAGCACCCGCCGCAAGGCGGGTTTTTTGTTGGCTGCGGTCATAGCAGAAAGGGCACACGGCCATGGCCGTCACCGACATCCAGGCTAACAACAAACTGATTCGCTTCACGCAAGCAATAAATCGCGAGTGGGTTCGCGAGAATATGTTCAGCCCATATATGAGCGACGATGTCAACGCCATCATCCGCCGCCGGATGGAGTTAAAGAGCGGCGGCGAGGTGATGAACATCCCGCTGGTTACCAGGCTGCAAGGGTTGGGGGTATCTACCGGCCCACTAGTAGGTAATGAAGATAAGATCGACGACTATGGCTACAGGATTTGGTTAGAGTGGGTCCGCAACGCGGTCGTCACCACCAAGGCTGAGAGCCAGAAGGACAGCGCCGACATTTTCGGGGAAGCAAAGCCCCTGTTGTCGGACTGGCTGTCGGAGGTCACCCGCGACGAGATCATCGCGGCCCTGATGGCGCTGCCAACGGAAAGCCAGCCGGCGGCCGGCGTTCGCGTCAACGGCATCCAGTACGATCTGAGCACGGTGGCGCAGAGGAACACCTGGCGGCTCGATAACGTCGACCGCATTCTCTACGGCGCGGCGACATCGAACTCGGCCACCGACCACGCCACATCGCTGGCCAACGTGGACGCCACCGCCGACAAGTTCACGGCGGCCAACCTGTCGCTGCTCAAGCGTCTGGCGATGGGCGCCAACCCGCGCATTCGTCCCTACAAGACGCGCTCGGGCTACGAATACTATGTCTGCTTCGCCGGCCTCAACGTGTTCCGCGATTTGAAAATCGACCTCCAGGTCGTGAACAAGGACGCGCGCTCACGCGAAGGCAGAGAAGTAAACGGCGCACCCGATAACCCGCTATTCCAGGACGGCGATCAGATCTATGACGGGGTAATCGTGCGCCTGGTCCCGGAGATTAGTTTGTTCGTGAGCAACGTCTGGACCTCGCTTAAAACAGCGGGCAACGGCGGTACCCGCGTCGAACCAGTATTCCTGTGCGGCCAGCAAGCGGCGGCGATCGCGTACGGACAGATGGCCAAGCCGACCTTCAGAAAAGAGGACGACTACGGCTTTATCACCGGCACTGGAATCGAGGCAGCATACGGCGTCGGCAAGATCTTCAAGAAACATCCGAAAGCCGGCACGAAGTTGGTCCAATGGGGTGTCGCGACCGGGTTTTTCAACTCGGCTTCGGACTGATCCCCTTTATCCGAAACACTCGAATAGGAGAATGCAACCATGGTTGCTAACCTGATGACCAACACGCCGGCCCGCGATGCCTTCAATAACTGTGTGCAATCCATCGCCGGCCGCATCACTGCGGTGTCTGGTGGCCCGGCCACACAGAGCGTCCAGATCGGCACGCTGCCGGCTGGTGCGCTCATTCTCGGCATCAACACCAACGTGGAAACGGCGATCACGCCGGGCACGGCAACATTCAACGTGGGTACCACCGCGGCTGGCACCGACCTTGCCGCCGGCATTGCGTTGACTGCCGGCACGGTGGTGACACCAGTGGCGGCGGCGCTCGCCAACCCGCTGACGGCCGACACCCAGGTGTGGGCCAACCTGGCGGTATCACCCACCGCCGGCGATGCCTTCGTCACCGTGCAGTTCATCAAGCCGGTGTCGTAACCATGGCCAAGCTGACCTGGCTTGGCAGCGAAGATTATCGGGAGGGCGAAAGCCCTCTCGAAAGTTGCGTATGGAACGGCGTGCTGTTCACCGCCGGCGACAAGGTCGAGGTGTCAGACGAGTGGATGATCAAGAAGGCGCGGGGCAATCCGTTTTTCCGGGTGGAGGAGAGCAACGGCTCACCGCGGCCTGAAACATGGACCAACGATCCGCCACCACCGCCACCGATCGAAGACCCGCCACGCTATCCCGACAACCCGCCGGACTATCCGCCCGAGGACGAACCAGATCGCGAGCCCAGCAAGAAGCGGCGCGGACGGCCGCCGCGCATAAGGGACAACGGCAATGGCGATCACTAATTACACCGACCTCAAAAACGAATTGTCGGCCTACTTGTTTCATCAGCGATTGGCCAACCGCTATGACAACTGCACTCAATTGTTCGAAACCGCGGCCAACTCGCGGCTGCGGGTGCTGCCGATGGAAACATCGGTACTGCTGACCACCGTCAACGGCAACGTGGCATTGCCGGCCGACTACGTCACCTGGCGCACGGTGCGGCCAACGGTTCCGGCGACAACAACCCCGACCACCGTGCCGCCCTACGATGAACTCGACTATGTGCATCCGGCCTATCTGCCGCCGGTGGGCCGCGGCTACGATCGGCTGTTCACCATCGAGGGCAACACCTTCAAGGTGAGGCCGGTGGACGATCGCGTCGGCGCCTACGAATTCCACTACTACCAGAAAATCCCGGCGCTGGTCGCCGCCGGCACTAACTGGCTGCTGACCGAATACCCCAACGCCTATCTCTACGGCGTGCTCACCGAACTCGCCGCCGTGCAGCGCAACGCCGAAATGGCACAACTCTACAAGGCGCGGCGCGATGAAACCTTTCAGGAGATCATCCAGCGTTATGCCATGACCACCGGCGCCACCAGCGCGAAAGTGCGAACGGCGGAGTATTACTGATGCTCACCAAGATCTTCGACGACGGCGGCGCCGAGATTGCCGAGATCGAGATATCGGAAAGGCAGGCCGGCGTGCTCGAGCACGGCGACCAGATCGTCGTCATCTATCACACCCCGCAATTATTGCGGCATGTCCTCGGCGAGCAGAACGGCTCGTTCGAACTCCACAAGCGCGGGCAATTCGTGATCGCCAAGGACGTGGACGGCATCAAGCGATATGCCGGGCTGCAAGACGCCATCAAGCATGCGCGAGAACGTCCATGAAGCCGACGCCGATTGAATTTGCCGAATGGAAGCCGGACCTGGCCACGCTCGACACCAAGTTCGCGTCCGACGTGGAGAACGTGTTTGCCGGCGCCAATTCCTATCTGCCGTTTCCATCGCTGGTGCCGTTCAGCGCCGCATCACTGTCCGATGCCGGCAACGACAGCTTCACCAAGATCCTGCTGCAGTTCGACGGTCCCACCACTACCATCACCGACAACAATTTCGGCGGTGCTGCACATGCCTGGACGGCGGCCGGCAATGCGACATGCAGCACCGGCGATTTTATGTTCGGTGCCGCATCGCTGCTGTGCGACGGCGCCGGCGATTGGGTCACCACCCCGGATCATGCCGACTTCGCGCTCGGGACGAGCGATTTCACCGTTGATTTTTGGATCAAGCCAAATTTTGACTTTGGCCAACTCAATATTTTTGGTCAATGTGACGCAACGCCAACGGCTGCGTCATTCAGCATCGGCGCTTATCGAACCGCAGCCAACAAGTTGGCAATGGCATGGGGCACGGCGGCGGGCACCAGCACAATTTTCAGCACCTCCAATGTCACGTTGGCGACCGGCTGGACGCATGTCGCCTTGGTTCGCACGGGCACATCCTTCCGGCTGTATATCAATGGGGTGCAGGAGGCGTCAGCCGGCATCGGCGGCGCTATCAACAATTCCAGCAATGCATTCCGCATTGGTGCATTGGGTGAAGTTACCAGCACGCCGATGAGTGGTCGCATTGACGGTTTTCGCTTAAGCGTCGGCAAGGCGCGCTGGACCAACACATTCGAGCCGCCGCGGGTGCCCTACTTCAATGCCGGCGGCCG